AGCCTTATATTTCAAAGGGATAGAATCATGGCAGCACATCGCAAGGTTGATTATGACCGGATCGAACCTGACTGGCGAGCAGGTATCAAAAGTATCCCACAACTAGCAGCCGAATACACCAAAGCGACCGGAGTATCAGTCTCTCACGTCGCCATCTTCACGCACTTCAAGCGCATGGGTATCCCTCGCGACCTCGGCGCAAAGGTCAAAGCAAAGGCCGATGCATTGCTAATGAAGTCAATGCTTAAGAAAGACGGTTCCTCTGGGGCAACACCTAAAGATGCACAGATCATTGACGAGGCGGCCAATGTTGTAGCTGGAGTGCAGATCAAGCATAGGAAGGACATAGGCAAGGCTCAGGCATTGATGATGCGTCTGTTCGATGAATTGGAAGTGACTACGAATGAATCAGAGCTTCTGGGCCGGCTGAGAGAGATCGTCCTGATAGAAAAGGGGAAAGATGTACAGAAGGCAAAGGATGTCTATGACAAACTTATGAACTTAGGGCCGCGCATTGATATGATGAAGCGCCTCACTGAGTGCATGAGGAATTTAACTTCTCTTGAGCGTGAAGCATTCGGTTTGACCAATGCGGCTATCACTCCTGAAGGTAATTCTCCATCTGGTCTGACTCATTTCTATGGTGATTCTCAAGAATGACGGAATAAAATTCAGTTTTGATAAACATTTTGGAAATCACAGTCTCAAAAAACACGGGTTGAGACAAGACTAGAGAAAATGAATCCGAATATTATTCAGATTGAGAACGAAAAGAAAGATAAACCGACACTGAATCCAGCATTAAAACCGTTCTGGATGGCTAAGAAAGCATTAGATGGGTTGCCAGTCAGGAATAGGATTCTGTATGGCGGAAGGTCATCAAGTAAGTCATGGGACGCTGCAGGATTCTTAATTTTCCTTTCATGCAATTACAGGTTGCGTATTTGCTGCGCCAGGCAATTCCAGGCGCGTGTTGAAGAATCCATTTATACGTTGCTGAAAATCCAGATTGATCGTTTTGGCCTTAGTAGCCAATTTCGCATTCTGGACAAAAGTATTATCAATCGGGTTACTGGCTCGGAATTCGTTTTCTATGGATTGTGGAAGTCCATTGATGAAGTAAAAGGCTTGGAAGGCATTGATATCCTCATGCTTGAGGAGGCTCACAATCTTCTGGAAAAGCAATGGAAGCAACTGGAGCCAACTATCCGTAAGAATGATTCCCAAGTGTGGATATTGTTCAATCCGCAGCTTTTAACGGATTTCACCTATAAGCGCTTTGTAACGAATCCGCCTCCTGGCACGCTCAAGCGGAAGATCAATCACGATGAAAACCCGTTTTTGTCTGACACGATGAAACGGATTATCCAGGCTGCGAAGGAAGAAGATTACGAAGAATACCTGCACATCTATGAAGGCGAACCCAGAACCGATGATGAATCAGTCATCATCAAACGTAGCTGGATACTTGCTTCAGTTGATGCGCATAAGCAATTGAATATCCCTGAGATGGGCCGCAGGCGGATTGGATTTGACGTCGCTGATGAGGGTGCAGATAAGTGCGCGGCAATCTATGCCCATGGATCAGTTGTAAGCTGGGCTGACCTATGGAAGGGAGGCGAAGACGAATTGCTTAAGTCATGTACTCGCGTATGGTCTGCCTCTAGAGAATTCGGTGCAGATGTTACTTATGACTCTATCGGCGTAGGCGCTACTGCCGGCGCTAAGTTCAATGAGCTGAATCAGACTATCATAGATGGCAGGATCAAATATCAGAAATTCAATGCAGGCGGCTCGGTTTTCCAGCCTGAGCGTGAATACTCCAAAGGTATCAAGAACAAAGACCAGTTCAGCAATATTAAGGCTCAGGCATGGTGGTTAATTGCTGATCGTTTCAGGAATACATATAATGCCATCCATAAAGGGCATGAATTTGCAGAAGATGAACTAATCAGCTTGTCAAGTGACCTGCCTAATCTTGAATCATTGATCGATGAGCTTTCCACGCCTAAGAGGGATTTTGACCAGAATGGGCGAGTCAAGGTGGAATCCAAGAAAGACTTAGCAAAGCGGGATATAGCATCGCCGAATTTGGCCGATGCCCTGATTATGGCATTCGCCCCTGAAGCTATCGCAATGGCCGTTTCCAATACAACAATGCAGCAATTCGCACAACTCGGACGACGCAGATGAAAACAAGCCGCAGGAATCGCCAACGCGAAATGAATAAGGGCATTGCTCCCGTCGCCAATATCATCAAAGAAGTGAAGCCATCCGCGAGTATGCGCGTAAGCCATGAGGCAGTTGCCCATATGCGTATCAGTCCACCTACTGCCGTTGATAAGATGCGCGAGGCGCTTAAACTTCCAGAGCCTGCACCTGGTGTTATCCCCAGTACCAATTTCAAACAGCAAAAAATGGCGATGGACGATCAATTCTCGCAACCAGCCCAGTTTGCTGCGAATAACGCAATTACATCAGCTTTCATTGAAGGTCAGGGCTTCCAAGGATTCGCTTTCCTATCTGAGCTTTCGCAGCGCCCAGAATATCGTAAGCCATCAGAAACATTCGCCCGTGAGATGACGCGCAAATGGATCAAGATTCAGGCAACGGGAACGGAAGATAAATCAGACAAGATCAAAGCCATAGAGGCAGAATTCAAGAGGCTGAATGTCCAGGCAGTATTCCGTGAAGCCATCGAGCAAGATGGTTTTTTTGGCCGGTCGCAAATCTTCATTGATACTGGCCTTGATTGGGAGAATCCGCAAGACACGCCAGAATATGCGATGCCTCTTGAGGAGACTCCCGCCAAAATGCCAATAGGCGGCATCAAGCGTCTAAAAGTCATCGAGCCAATCTGGACATATCCATTCCGATACAACTCCACCAATCCAACTGATCCCACGTTCTACAAGCCTCAGTCGTGGTTTGTGATGGGCAAAGAGATTCACCATACCCGATTGCTGACCATCATTACTAGGGAATTACCAGACATCCTTAAGCCAGCCTACGCATTCTCCGGCCTGAGCCTTTCCCAGATGATGGAGCCATACGTTAATAACTGGTTGCGTGCTCGTCAGTCCGTTTCTGATCTGATCCATTCTTTCACGGTCTGGACGCTCAGCACGGATATGAGCACGATTCTTAATAATGGTGCTGCTGACTCATTTTTTAACCGCTTGTCCATCTTCAACCTGGGCCGCGATAACCATGGCGTCAATGCAATTAATAAGGATACGGAAGTATTCGAGAATATATCCGCTCCTCTTGGTGGTCTTGATCATCTCCAGAATCAAGCCATTGAGCAAATGTGCTTACCAGCGTCTCTGCCATTGGTGTACATGACTGGCATTACGCCATCTGGCCTAAATGCATCATCGCAAGGCGAGATCGAAGTATTCCACGACAATTGTGCGGCAAACCAAGAAATCTATTCCCCCCATGTTCACAAGCTTTTGAACTTGGTTCAGCTTTCCCTGTTCGGTGAAATCGACAAGGAAATAAGCTTTATGTGGGAACCGCTAAAGACAATGAGCCCTGAGCAAATCTCGAACATGCGTAGGCTAGAAGCAGAGACAGACAGCATAGACATTAACAGTGGCGCATTGACTCCCGAAGAACGTAGGAAACGCATTGCTAATGAGGAAGATTCTCCTTATGCTGCACTTGATCTTGATGAAGTAATTATCCCGCCTGACAACCCAGAAGATGAAAACTTTATGTCTCATCTGGGTTCTGGCAATCCAAAAATTGAGGAATAGAAATGGCATTCTTTGACAAGATGAGCAATGCTCAGGTAGCCGCAACGACTACCGGACAGATGGCGGGATTGGTAGCAACAGATATGCAATCTTTAATGCCTTCTCAGGCTTCTTCACTTCCAACAGCGAATGTTACCGCGCTCACTGCTTCTCAGATTGCCGCAATTCAGCCAGCAACATTTGGGAATTTCACGACATCGCAAATAACCGCGATGACTGCCGCCCAAGTGGCAGCGCTTACGCCAGGTCAACTTGCGCTGCTAAGTACAGCACAGACCGCAGCTCTTACAAATGCCGATATTGCCGCTCTTACTCCTGCTCAGGTTCCATCTATTCCTGTTGCTGATATCGCTGCGCTTTCAACGGCACAAACAGATTCGATCACAACAACCGATATAGGAACTCTGACCAATCCAGAGATAAGCGCTTTCCCAGCAGCAGACATTGATGCGATGACATTGGCTCAGATCGGGGCAATTACTCCAAGCCAGGCCGCATCTTTGACAGCAGCAGATATCGCAGGCTTGTCCACAACGCAAACAGCCGCCATCGTGCCGGCTGCAATTACAGCATTGCAATATCCAGAAATAGCGGCATTCACAGTTGGCAATATCGGGGCATTCACCAATGCACAAATTGCCGCCATTTCCCCTTCTGAGATTGTTGCATTTAGCAATGCGCAAATCGCTGGATGGACTACAACGCAATTTGCGTTACTAGCTCCTTCGACATTTGGCGCATTGACGCCAGCACAGATTGCAGCTCTTGGGACAACCTATGTAGCAGCGATCACAGTTTCTCAGGCTGCAGCTATGACCAAGCAGCAAGTGGCTGCGCTAGTTTCTACGCAGGTTGCAGTTCTAACCGTAAGTCAGTTGCCAGCACTGAGCGCCACTGCAATATCTGGATTGACTCCTGCTAATGTCGCATTACTGACCACGACTCAATTAGCATCTATCACGGCGAATCAAGTCCAATTCGGTATGACCGCCGCACAGATAGGCGCATTGACGGCAACGCAAGTGGCTGCATTGACCAATGCCCAGATAGCTGCCTTGAGCGCTTCTCATGCATCTTCTCTGATTCCTACACAGGTAGCAGCGTTCACAACAGGCCAAGTAGCTTTGATGACTCCTGCGTTTCTGACAGCAATGCTTTCTTCTGGAGCAAATGCCGCAGCGTTCACAACTTCGCAAGTGGCAGCAATGGTCGTATCGCATGTGCAGGCAATGGGGGCACAGCACATTTTGAACCTATCGCCAGCACAAATAGCGAATATGACGACAGCGCATATTGCTGCTTTGACTCCTGCCAATGTTGCTGCTTTGAGTAAAACTCAGCTTTCGGCCCTCACATCAACACAAGCGGCAGCGTTCACAACAAAACAAATAGCTGCTCTCGCGGCTCCTTCTTGGTATTAATTGGGGATAGACATGGTTGAATATGATCGCAATTGTCAGATTTACGTTAATCCGACCAATCCATTTCCATCGGCGATTCTGACTGGTACTACCTATAAGTCAGGCATCATGCCGTTGCAGGTATTCAACCAATGGGCAAGTAACTTGGTCGGATATAACGCCATCTCGGCATCGGTGAAAGCGGATCAAGTCGTGACAATCACGGTTCAGCGCTATATGGATGCCGCTGGTTTAGTCCCAGTGGGATCAAACGCCACAGCAACCACAGTCGCCAATACCGCGAGCGCCGTTTCTTTGACGACAGTTGCTCCGGCCATGTTCTACGATGTGCAGATTTCCAATAGCAGCGGTTCTACTGCCAATATCGCAGCAGGAACCGCTGCTATCATCATCATGCCTAATCCGTAATGGCACAGAAAGAGAAAAAGCTGGCAGCGATTCACCCTAATGCAGGGATCGAGGCAGCTTTTCGCAAGAAACTGGAGCATATGATTGATGAAATGAATAGCTCTGTTGAGTATTGGTTGAGTGCAGCATACAAAGCCAATACTCCAGAGATGGCGCAAGATAAATCACCGGCAGTCATGCTCAAGCAGGTAATGCGCAGGCTCTCGAAGAAATGGAATCAGAAGTTTGCAGACTTAGCGCCAGAAATTTCCAAGTATTTTTCTACCGCAGCCAAGGATCGTATTGACGGATCATTTCAGAATGCGTTAAAAGAAGCAGGGTTCACTGTTCGATTCACCACAACCCGCGCAATAAACGATATTATCCAAGCTACCGTTGCAGAGAATGTTTCGCTGATTAAGACAATATCTAGCGAGTACCTTTCTGACGTTGAGCAAATGGTTATGCGCAGTGTGACTCAAGGCCGCGATCTAGGAGGATTGCGAAAAGAACTTGAGGATAGATACGGGATCACGAAGCGACGAGCAACACTGATAGCCAAACAATCGAACAATAACGTATCGGCTATGGTGAAACGAGCACGTGAGGAAGAATTAGGAATCACTGAAGCTGTATGGATACATGCACGCAAGAGCCGCCATCCAAGGCATGAGCATGAAGAATGGAACGGGAAGCGGTACAACATCAAGACAGGGATGTATTCCAAAGTATCAGGCAAATATGTTTGGCCCGGAACTGATTTTAGTTGCGGTTGCATTGGCAGAAGCATTCTTCCATCAATGAATCGCACAGCTTATACAGAGTAAAACATGCCAAGATTAGCCACAGACCCGCCAATCAGCGAAAAGCAGCGACGTGCCATGTATGCCGCCGCTGCTGGCAAGTCCAATCTGGGAATACCTAAGAAAGTGGGTAAGGAGTTTGTGGGAAAAGATGAACGAATCAAGGGCGCTGGCATCATGATGATGTCGCCTCAAGGCAATGTTTTGTTTATCAAGAGAAGTCCAAAATCAAATCATAGTAATGAATGGGATTTTCCAGGCGGCAGGGCTGATGATTATGAAAGCCCAGAAGATACCGCGATCAGGGAAACCATCGAAGAAATAGGCGCTATGCCTTATGGTCAGCTTCAGGAGATATCCGATTTCAAGGATGTCGAAGGAGTGGACTTCGTTACCTATTGCATGTATGTCTCGCGTGAGTTCACGCCAAAGCTTGAGCTATCCGAGCATACAGACTTCAAATGGGCACCTCTCGATAATCCACCTCAGCCTTTGCATCCAGGCGTGAAGAAAACGATTGAGTCCTATTTGAAAGATCAGAAGAAAGATCAGGTAAAGCCTGCTCAGGATCAACATCTTGCAATGGATCATCTGGCGTTTGATAAAGAGAGCGTTAGGACTTTCGACCAAGATGGCCGCTTGCATGTTGCCTTGACGAATATCAGTAAAGCAAATATCTGCCCTTATCGCGGCAATGAAATCCCTGATTGGCAGGAACTCGGCCTTGATCCAGATAAGGTATATAAGTTGTTGCGCGACCCTGCAGAGCTTGAAAAGGGAGCATCGACGTTCAACAATATACCTGTACTCTCAGAGCATGTCCCTGTCAGCGTAGAGAACCCACGGCAAGAACTGGTTATGGGTTCTACAGGTACTGATTCTGTCTTTGAATCACCTTATCTGAAAAATTCCATGGTGGTATGGGTTCAGAAGGCGATTGACGGGATAAAGAGCAAAGACCAACAAGAATTATCCTGCGCTTATTATTACCGTGCTGATATGAAGCCAGGAACGTTTGAAGGGCAAAGCTACGATGGTGTGATGCGTGATATTCGCGGTAATCACGTCGCACTTGTTTCCAAAGGTCGCGCCGGGCCTGATGTTTTAGTCGGCGATAGCAAACCTACTTTCTCAACCAAACAGGAGAAAACCATGGGCAAGTCCCTTAGCAAAACTGCAGTGATGGTTAAGGGAGCCTTGATGGCTGCTCTAAAACCAAAGATGGCCGCTGATTCGAAAGTCGATCTGGGTTCTTTGTTGAATTCGGTATTGGCTGGCGTCAAGCGCAAGAATTGGCATGAGAAGCGCCCTGGTATTCTGGCCGCGATCAAGCCGAAGTTGGCATCGGATGCCGAATTGTCGGATGTGGTTGAATTACTCGACAAGCTCGAAGAAAGCATCCCCAAGGAAGCTGACACAGCAACAGACGATGATGACCCTGAAGGCTTGGAAGAAATCATGACCATGCTACGCGGGAAGATCAGCGACGAAGACCTGAAATCTGTTGAAGAAATGTGCCGCCAGCACATGGCACCAAAGATGGCTGGCGATGAGCCTCAACAGACTGCAGGTGCAGCCAATGCCAATCCAAAAGACACCACAAACAAAGAAGTAATTAAGGATGGTGATGGCAAAGACAAAGAAGGAAAGGACAATTACGACATGGTAGGCAAAGCCGCGATGGACAAAGCGATCAAACTGGCATCTGATAAGGCAGCGAAAGACGCCGAACAGCGCACAGTTAAACGCATGAACGACATTGCCGAAGCTCGCGAAGTTGTCGCGCCTTATGTCGGCAAGCTGGAAATTGCGATGGACAGTGCAGAGCAAGTCTATAAGACCGCTCTGGAAACACTGAAGGTTGACATTGATGGCGTCCATCCGAGTGCATACAAAGCCGTCCTGATGGCACAACAAAAGCCGGGAAGTGAATCCAAGCCGCGTATGCATGTTGTCGCTACTGATAGCGCGATGAATGCAGACATGATGGAAGCATTCCCCAATATGCACCGCTTGGATAAGCGTTAATCTCAACCCCATATAACTTTACAAGGAGTACATCATGGGATTTCCCCGTCAAGTAAATGTCGTAGCGGCTCCAGCAACGGTCGGTGACTGGTGTGACCGCAACCCACGTGCAACTGTTGACGCCGGTTATGGCGCTCTGGTTGCTGGTGCCAATGGCCTGACCATTGGTAACTTTGCCTGGTTTGATCCAGTCAATCCAAACGCACTGAACAACACAGGCCCAGGTGCTCCAGCTGGCTTTGTCCACCGTGAGCAACAAGCGCTGATTACTCAATATCTGGCTGACAGCACTTTGGTGATTCCGGCTGGTTTGGGAGCAACTGCTCTCAATGCTGCTGGTGTGTGGGCCTTGAATACTGGTACTGTCACTGCACAGATCGGTATGACTGCCTATGCCAATAACGCAACTGGCGCAGTGACATTCAACGTAGCAGGCACTCCGCCTACATCGGCAAGCGTAACAGCCTCCTTGGCTGCGAACTTGATTACCGCTGCAACTGTTGCTGCGAACAGCATTACCGCAGGTTCTATCAGCGGTACTACCTTGACCGTCACAAGCATTGGCGCTGGCACTGTCTTGGCTGCCGGTCAAATTCTGTCTGGTGGTTCGCCTTCGACTGGTTTTGTCGATCCGAATACAACCATCGTCAGTCAGTTGACAGGCACAGCAGGCGGCACAGGTACTTACACTGTGAACATCTCTCAAAACGTGACAAGCGTTGCGATGGGTGTTACTGGTGGTGGTCTGACCGTTACCACGATGGGCACTGGCACTGTCGCAGTAGGACAAACAGCCACAGCAGTGAGCAATCTGGCAGCCGGAACAACCATCACAGCATTCGGTACTGGTAACGGAACAAATACAGGCACTTATGCTTTGAGCCTGGCTCCTACCACTCCAGCGGCTGGTGTAGCAGTAACACTGTCTGGCGGTACTTTGATAGTCACTGCCGTAGGTTCTGGCGTGCTGAACATCAACGATACCGTAACAGGCGGCACTATTGCGGCTGGTACTTACCTGCAATCCTTCGTGTCTGGTTCTGGCACATTGGGCGGTACTGGTAACTATCTGGTCAACACATCGACCACATCGGCCAGCGGTACTGTGACAGTCGCAGCAGGTACGGCAACTAAATGGGTGGCTCAATCGGTCGGTGCGCCGGGTGAGCTGGTGAAGATGACTACTTGGCTGCTGGGATAATCCTAGCCATTTTTAACTAAGAAAAGGAAATTATCATGGCAAAAATGGCCTACGATATGTCGCCAGCAGAACAGCAATCGGTTCTAGCGTATCACTCGAAACGCTGGGGCATTGACTTCCCTGACTGCAAAGGCTTCTTGCGCCCCGAATGGCGTCATGACTTCAATATGGCATGCGACGCGCAGCCACAATTGGTCACTGTCGCCAGCTCGGGTATCCCCGCATACCTGTCGTTTTATCTTGATCCTGATGTCCTGCATATTCTGACCGCGAAGAACGAAGCTGCAAATATCTTCGGCGAAGAACAAAAAGGCTCTTGGATTGATTCGACAGCGATCTTTCCAGTTATTGAACGCACTTACGAAGTTTCTTCGTATGGTGACTACGCCAATAGTGGCTCTTCCGGTATCAATACCAACTTCCCTGAGCGTCAAGCGTATCTGTATCAGACATTCATCGAATATGGTGATTTCGAGATCGAGCGCGCCGGATTGGCAAAGATCAATTTTGTTTCCGAAATCAAAGAAGCAGCTATCGACGGTTTGAACAAGTTTCAGAACTTGACCTATTTCCGTGGCGTAGCTGGCCTGCAAAACTATGGCATCTTGAACGATCCTTCTTTGTTCCCGGCAATCGCTCCAATCCCCAAGGCAGCAGGCGGCGTATCTTGGGCGAATGGTAACGTGATTAACGGTACGGCAAATGAAATCTTCGCTGACGTTCAAAACCTGGTATTCCAGTTGATTTCTCAGTCGTCCGGTAACATCAACGTCAAATCGGAAATCATCCTGGCCATGTCGCCTAAGAGCGAAAATGCTCTGACTGCAACCAACACATTTAATGTCAATGTGATGGCTCTGCTGAAGAACAACTATCCCAATCTGCGGGTAGAAACTGCGATCCAGTACGGCGCTCTCACAGCACAGAATCCACAGGGTTCTGCTCTGGGTGAGATTGTCCAAGCTTATGCACCGAAGGCTGAAGGACAGAAGACTGGCTTCACCAGCTTCAATACTAAGCTGCGTGCTGGCACGATCATTCGTGAGCCTAGCGCTTGGAAGCAGAAATTCACTCAAGGCACATGGGGCTTTATTTTGCGTCAACCATACGCCGTTGCTACATTGGTCGGCGTATAAAGC